GGGGCCTTTCTGGATCCCAAGCATCATTAATACCTTCCCAAGCGAACAGAGCTGCTTGTTGTTTCATATCATATAGAGTATGGTAGCCGAACCTGAACTTCTGTCCTAGCCTTGTTGCTATGCGTTCTATAATTTCATTTGCATCACTCGGTAAGTTCTTGTGCTTCAACAACTTCTCCTTCTATGTTGTTTGCTTCTAGAAGAAAGTCTTGTAAGATAAGAGAGGCATAGCCAGCAAAAGCATCAATACTAACTTCAAAAGTTCAGGTTCGGCTACCATACTCTCGACGATATGAAACAACAAGCAGCCCTGTTTGCTTGGGAAGGTATTAATGATGCTTGGGATCCAGAAAGGCCCCTTGAGAATTTTCTCTGGATACATGTTAGAAATCGCCTTTACAATTTTAAACGAAACAACTACGGTAGGCCAGAGAAGCCGTGTGACAATTGTCCTTGGGCAGCGTATGTTAACCACGAATGCACTAAGTTTGATGACATGCTAGACTGTCACCTGTATAAAGGCTGGACAGATAGGAACACCTCTAAAAGGAACCTTATGAGCTCTTATAGTACTATTTATGAGAAAGAGGAAGAGTCAAGTGCTCTCGATGATCTTTTCACCCGAGAAATTATAAACTTACTAGATGATGAATTACACGTCCAGCTTAGAGAAGATTGGATAAGATTCACTAATAATCTAAAACTTCCAAAAGTAAGAAGAGAGCGGCTTTTAGAAGAGATAGTCATTGTATTAAAGGAGAACGGCATTGACCCAAGGGAACAATAGTACGGGAAGAAAGAGGGGGAAACTCTCAAATGGCGAAATGGATTACATTAGGCAGAATTGTTTTGATCTGTCTATTGATGAGATAGCGGAATTTCTAAATAGGACGGATGGACCTATCCGGCGGTTTATTGATAAGGAAAATCTTAAGGCGCGAAACATGACGGACGATGAGCATTTGCTGATTCATATTAGGGGTCGTTATTATTATCAGGAACTTAAGAAGCAGTTTTCAGATGGAGAGATTATTTTCTTTGAACATCAGTGGATTGATTATTTTAAGCAGTTTGGGGAGGATGTTACCCATACGGAGGAAATGCAAATCCTAGAGGTTATCAGGACGGAGGTTCTTATTAATCGTGGAATGGAAGACCGGCACGAAGTTCTTCGGAACATCTCTAGATTAAACAAGCTTATTGACGATGAGATTCGTAAACCTGAAGCTATTCAGGACACTCAGGCTATCTCAAGTTTCCAGACGCAACTAGGCGCTGCGTTCGCTTCTAAATCTGCTTATATTAATGAACATGAAAAACTTCTAACTAAGAAGGAGCGGTTGATGAAGGATTTGAAGGGTACTAGAGAACAGCGTAAGCGGAACTCGGAGGACGCTAAGACAAACTTTTCATCTTGGTTAAAAGAGCTTGATGATGCTGAGGTTCGTAAGCGTGAAGGTGTGGACATGGAAGTTAACAGAATTGCAGCCAACAAAGCAGTAGACGAATTAAAAGAATATCATGAATATGAGGATGGGACCGTAGACCAACCTTTCTTAAATGCGGACACTATTAAAGACGAGGAAAAACGATGAGCAAGAAAGCAATTGTGACGGGAGCGACAGGACAAGACGGATCTTATTTAATTGAGTTATTGTTATCTAAGGACTATGAGGTCATTGGACTTAAGAGGAGAACGAGTACGTCGACTCTAGAGAGGATTAAGCATATTGATTCTGATAATCTGACAATTGAGGAGTTTGAGATATCTGACTCTGGTTCTGTTTACTCTGCGGTAGAGAGACACAAGCCAGATGAGATTTATAACCTTGCTGCACAGTCACATGTAAAAACTTCTTTCGATCAGCCAAATTATACCTTTCAGGCGAACACAATAGGTGTAATAAACTTTTTAGAGGGGATTAGGCGATTCTCACCAGATACAAAGTTCTATCAGGCATCAACGAGCGAGATGTTTGGTAAGTCAGTTAGTCGGAACAAGGTCGATGTATGGGGCGAAGAGAAGTGGGAAACATATCAGGACGAACATACCTCATTTCAACCACAGAGCCCCTATGCGGCAGCCAAGCTAGCATCACACCACATGGTGAGGAACTATAGAGAGGGATACGGAATCTTCGGTGCTTGCGGTATCTTGTTTAATCATGAGAGCGAAAGACGGGGAGAAAACTTTGTTACCCGCAAGATTACTAAGTGGATAGCCAGTTTTGTAAGTTGGACAGACTCCATAGGCTTGGACGGAGACAATTATACCTTTAGCGAGAACAGTATTCACAAAAACAACGAAAAGTTCCCAAAGTTAAGACTAGGCAACGTAGACGCATATAGAGACTGGGGACACGCCTCTGACTATGTTAATGCAATGTGGTTGATGTTACAGCAGGAGGAGCCGAATGACTATGTGATAGCTACAGGCGAGACACACAGCGTTCGTGAATTTTTAGATAAGGCTTTTCAATATGTTGGAATTTCTAACTACGAAGATTTCTTTGTAATTGACCCAGAGTTTTATCGTCCTTCAGAAGTTGAATATTTAAGAGGAAGACCAGACAAGGCAGAAGCAGAGCTTAATTGGAAACGAGAAGTTAGTTTTACAGATCTTGTACACAGAATGGTGGAGAGTGACATCAATGGCGAAGAGAAGACGGAGAGGGTGGCGCAAAAAGTCAAATTCATTCCGTAGAGGGAGGAATTATGGAGACCCAGCATACGCAGGCTTTAGAAAAGCAGTTCGCAAGAGAGATGGCAGTAAGTGTCAGTTTCCCGGGTGCAGCTCTAGGTCTAGGCTCGAAGTCCATCACATTAAGAAGTGGTCCAGCCACCCGTCTATGAGGTACGATATAAATAATGGCATAACACTATGCAAGAAGTGCCATGAAATGACGCAGGGTAACGAAGAGGTATATGAGCCAATGTTCTTTAAAATTTTAGAGTGGAAAGCTTTACAGAGATTGAAAAAAAGAGATGAGTAGGTTCAAAGTCATACGCGATACAAGAGAAAAGAAGGGCCACGGCTGGTGGTTCGAAGAGGACGCCTATTGCATTGGTACTGATGTTACCAAAGTAGACATAGGGGACTATGCCATTGAAGGCATGGAGCATCTTTTATGTATTGAGAGAAAAGAGAGTGTCTCTGAATTTGCCGGTAACTGTGGGGAAAAGAGATTCTTTCGGGAGCTAGAGAAGATGCAAACCTTTCCTCATGCCTTCCTTCTTCTTGAGTTTCATTGGTTAGACATAGAACGGTATCCTCATGGTTCGGGTATTCCTAAGAAGATGTGGAATTCTTTACGCATCAAAGGGAAATACATGGAGAGAGTAATCTCCACCATACAGATAGAAAGAGGGGTTCACGTAATAGCCTGTGGAGACAAGAAAAGAGCCGAGGAAATGGCATACCTAATAATGAGAAGGGTACATGAGCAGTATGAAAAAGAGCACTAAGATTTCCATACTAGACACAATAAATGACGATAACAATGCTTGGCTAGGTGTTACAGAGAATGATCTGGACGATTTTAAGAATCCAATGGAAGACTTGACCCCAGACCAGAGAGAGAATCTACATCTACACATTCTTTCTATAATGAAAAATCCAGATTATTTTCAATGGACAGTAAAGAGACTCTTCAACGTTGAATTGCTTCCAGTTCAAACAGGTATACTAAGGGAACTATGGATAAGATCTTTCCCGATGTATATCGCAAGTCGTGGTTTTGGTAAGTCTTTTTTGCTAGCGGTTTATTGCATATTAAGATGTATTCTAATTCCGAGCACTAAAATTGTTATTGTCGGTGCCGCCTTCCGTCAGTCTAAAGTTATCTTTGAGTATATGGATACGATATGGCGTAGTGCCCCTATTTTGCAGAGTATCTGTTCAGACAATAGTGGGCCAAGAAGAGACGTGGACAGATGCACTATGCGGATTAACGACAGCTGGGCAATGGCAGTTCCTTTAGGCGACGGCAGTAAGATTCGTGGTTTGCGTGCTCATACAATTGTTGCCGACGAATTCAACTCTATTCCTACCCATATTTATGAGACTGTTGTTGCTGGTTTCGCGGCTGTATCTAGCGATCCAACTCAGAATGTTAAAGATGCTGCTAAAAGGAAGAAGATGAAGGAGGATGGTACTTGGAAAGATAGAATGGAGGAAGCATACGGAGATAGAAGAGGAAACCAATCTATTATTTCGGGAACGGCTGGGTATGCCTTTGAACCATACGCCAATTATTGGAAGAAATATAAAACGACGATTCAGACAAGGGGAGATTTTCAAAAGGTTGCAGAAGAGATGGGCGAATCGCCCGATGATGTTCCAGATTATATGAAAGAGCTAGACTGGAAGAACTTTTCTGTTATGAGAATTCCTTACGAACTTATCCCCGAAGGGTTCATGGATGCTCAGCAGGTCGCTAGAGCAAGAGCTACCATGCATAATGGCATTTATCAGATGGAATATGGAGCTTGCTTCACAGACGATAGCCAAGGTTTCTTTAAGAGGAGCCTTATCCACTCCTGCGTTGCTGACGATATGAATTGTGCAAAAGCAAACTGGGCTCCTTGGTGTCCCGAGCCATTCGATCCTATGACAAGAGGTAATCCGAAGATGCCATATGTCATGGGTGTTGACCCTGCCTCTGAACAGGATAACTTTGCATTGGTCATTCTGGAAGTTCATCCAGAGCATCAGAGGGTTGTGTATAGCTGGACGACGAACAAGAGGGACTTTGCAGGAAGAAAGAAGATGGGTCTCACAGATAGTAGTGACTACTATAGTTTTTGTTCTAGGAAGATTAGAGACTTAATTAAGATATTCCCTTGTGGTATAATTGGAATTGACTCTCAAGGTGGAGGTTTCACAATTGCTGAAGGCTTAAGAGACTTAGATAAATTAAAGCCCGGAGAACGACCTATATATCCTATCATAGAAGAAAAAGAAAAAGACACAGATAATTTACCCGGAGACCATATCCTTGACCTTGTCAATTTCGCAAAAGCAGATTGGACAGCACAAGCCAATCATGGCATGAGAAAAGACTTTGAGGATAAGGTATTATTATTCCCTAGATTTGATACTCTTAGTCTTAGCATCATGTCTGAAAAAGATAAGATCTTTTTTGATGAAATGAAACAAAAAACAGGAGAAAGTAATGCCCTTCGGCTCTATGATACATTAGAGGATGCTGTTATGGAGATAGAGGATTTGAAAGGCGAACTGTCTACTATCGTAATTAGCGTAACACAGTCAGGACGAGAAAGATGGGACACTCCAGAGATTAAGCTTGAAACAGGAAAAAAAGGCAGAATGAGAAAGGACCGCTATAGCGCCCTTGTTATTGCCAATATGATAGCTCGATCAGAGAGATTCATTATTCCTCCTCCAGCCTATGAGAGCATAGGTCGTGCGGCAGGACCTTCTGATGGACACGCAGGGAAGAATATGTATGTTGGCCCAGATTGGGCTAAAAATCTAAACCAAGACATTTGCTTTAAGATAACTAAGAATCAATAATAAATGGTGTAATAATCAATAGGTATTGTTTAGACCTCAATACACATTGGAGAAAAAGTGGCAAAAAGAAAATACCCTCGAAGTCAAGATGTAAATGTTCCAGATTCCTCAGCTTATGTTAGTTGGGATTCTGATGATCCAAAAGTAAGGGCCTCCGCTATTCAAAAATACGGAGAGGCTGTTGCTGATTTTGGATATGCAAGTCTAGGCTCTAGGACTAGGGATTTTTCTGACCTCACTTCTAATGTTAGTGGTCGCCCCGGACTAGGACAGATGGATTTCGATTGGTTCCGTCCCGGTCAGGCAGTTCCCACAAAAAGCAAGGATATCATTTCCTTTGCTCGCAGTTCTTATCGTAGAATAGGGCTTATCCGTAACGCTATCGACTTAATGGGAGATTTTGCGTGTCAGGGTATTCGATTGGTTCATCCCAACCCAAGAGTTGAAAAATTCTTTAATGACTGGTTCGGTCGTGTTAGAGGTAGGTTTGTTTCTGAGAGAATCTGTAACCTATTATTTCGTGAAGCGAACGTTCCTATTAGAATGAAAACTGCAAAACTTAACAAGCAAAAAAGACTTAGTATGCAGAAGTCTGTGGCTTCTCCAGATATGCAAGCTGTAATAAATGATAAAAAATTCCTAAAGGGAGAGATCCCTTGGCATTACATCTTTCTTGACCCTATTTTAGTTGACCCGGTGGGTGGGGCTATATCTAATCTAATAGGCAACAAGCTCTATAGGATGCAGATACCTAACCACCTCAAACGGGAAATCCAGAGACTACAAGCTAGCCGTAAGCCCGCAGATGCAATAGTCTTTAGCCAAATACCAGAAGACGTACTAAGAGCAGCACAAACGAATGAGGGAGTTATACTACCTCCAGATAAAACATTTATGCTCCATTACAAGAAGGACGACTGGCAAGAATGGGCAGATCCCATGACCTATGCTTGTTTTAAAGACCTTCTTCTTTATGAAAAGCTTAAGTTAGCTGATGAAGCGGCACTTGATGGTGCTATTTCAAAAATCAGAGTTTGGAAACTTGGTAGTTTAGACCATAAGCTAGCCCCTACAGCGGCGGCAGCCTCAGCTCTTGGAGATATCTTAGGAACTAATGTTGGTGGTGGAACAATGGATATTGTTTGGGGTCCTGATATTGAGCTTATCGAAACCGGAACAGATGTCCAAAGGTTCTTAGGTGAAGAAAAGTACAGACCAACCCTCATGGCTATTTACGCTTGTCTTGGAATCCCTCCAACTCTTACTGGAACTTTTGGTGCAGCCGGAACAACTAACAACTTTATCTCTTTGAAAACTTTAACGGAGAGACTTAATTATGTTAGAAACATTATTTTAGAATTCTGGAATGAGCAAGTAAAGATAGTTCAAGATGCCATGGGCTTTCGCTTCCCCGCTCAGATTGAGTTTGACCACATGTATCTAGACGATCCAGCTGCAATGACTCAACTAATGATAAACCTAGCAGATAGAAACGTAATTAGCGATGAATTTGTTCAGCGGAACATTAAGGCCAATCCCGGAGTTGAAAGAAAACGCTTGTCTAATGAGAACAAAAGAAGAAAGAACGGTGCTATGTTTTGCTTGTTGTTTGTCATTGTTGCTTTTTGTGTGTTGTTTCATGTTTGTTGTGCAGTGTTCGCTGCTTGGTGTTTTTTT